ACAGATCCTGATAGTTTAGTTAATTATGGCTATAGTCACATACGTGAACACAATTATACACTATTATGGGACCAAGAGCCTATTCATTTGAATATGCATTTGCCCACATTTGAAGAAGTTATAGTCAAAAATAAAAAAATCCATATAGCATGCGAACAAAGAAATCGAGCAAATCAAATAGCACTGGATGCGGGGTATCTCAAATCATTGAAAACTAATTTTCGAGTTGGTGCAATTATTACCAGCGAGCGTGACAGCGATACTGTTGATGCTGTGTGCAAAAAATTTGAATGGAAGCATTATTATTATTTTTTCCATGGTTGGGCTGCACTGGATTGGTACCGTGGGTATGATCGGACTTTTTTAATCAAGCCCTGGCAGGAAAGAACTATTTCAAAGACATTCTTGGCACCCAACCGTATTGTAGCAGGAGAAAGACAGCATAGATTAGAAATGCTGTATTGGATATTCCGACTGGGTATGACCGACAATCACATATCCTGTCCCAGGGTATGTCCTGCAGAAAACATTGCTATAATGGATGCCATACAACCTCTTAAAAATCGTTATCCAGATATTGAAGCAGTGTTTGGCTGTCAAGCATTGCCAATGAACTTTGCAGGAGAAACTGATCATCCGATGAGATCGTGCTGGTTGGATTTGTTTGACCAGTCAGCTGAGAGTTTGTTGTACTTGGTTACCGAAACTGTGGCCACAGGACGCAGGCATCATCTAACCGAAAAAACATTCAAGCCAATTGCCATGGGCATGCCTTTTATAATCGTAGGCACCCGAGGCAGTTTGCGATATTTGCGTAGTTATGGATTTCGAACATTTGGTGACTTGTGGGACGAAAGTTATGATGATGAGCCGGACGATGCAAAACGCATAGAAAAGATTGCACAAGTATTAAAACTAGTGGACGGATTAGAAGAACATCGACAAGACATATTTGAAAGTGCATGGGAAATTGTCGAACACAACTGGAATCATTTTTATAACGGTGGATTTGAAGCAGTGCTGTGGCAAGAACTAAAGGACATGTTGAATGAGCTTGAATTTGATAGTCGATAGAACAGTCAAGGGTAGAATATATCCTGCCATGGCCCAACACCAGGCGCAGCCTTACACACAGGCATGGCGAGAGTTTGGTCAACATTGGCCCAACACTATTCCTTTGCGACTGCAAGAATATTGTGACCATCACGGTGTTAAACTAAACATTATAGATATTGATTCTGAATGGCCGTCTGATGCATTTTATCCTGTGGGCTTGGGGTTTTTTGACTTTGGTATTGATTACTTTGAACTGATGCCCGAGCGCATACGCACAGGGTTGTTCTTTGATCATGTGCGTGTGTTGTTTTACTATCACGAAGGTGATAATCCTTTCCATATCAAAACTAGACTAGACGAATTATGCATCAAACATAATTTGAAAAACAACTGTTATCGGTTTGTCAGTGCAAATACTGCGGCCAAAAAGTTAAAAAACTTTGTGTACTTTACAGACTTTGAACTTTGGTACTATCAACGCAACCGAGCAAGCCCGGCATTAAAGATATATACCCGCCCAAGAGAACGTGACTTTACTGTGCTCAACAGATTGCACAAATCGTGGCGTGCCTTGGCCATGGCAGATTTAAAAAGTCTTGACTTGTTGGATAACTCATACTGGAGTTATTGTGAGTCCGGTGTGTTTGACGATGCAGAATGCCCAATTGAAATTGACGCCGTTGCTGGGCTGCGTACTGCTACTGAAGAGTTTTTACGTGCGGCACCATACATCAGTGACGAGCTGGACTTTGATCAACGCAATGATCACAGCACACTTGTACCCAAATATCATGTCAACAGCTATTGCAACATTGTGATGGAAACACACTTTGATGCTGACCAAAGTGGTGGCGCATTCCTAACTGAAAAAACATTCAAACCCATCAAGCACGGGCAGATGTTTTTTGTAGCAGGCCCAGCAGGCAGTTTACAGGTACTGCGTGACCTAGGATATCGTGTGTTTGATGACGTATTAGACAACAGTTACGATCTGGAGCAGGATCACACACAGCGTTGGATGGCCTTGACCAGAGCCATATACTTTGCTCAACCAGACCTGCCTGAACTATTTGAACTAGCCCGAGCTGATATCGAGCACAACCAACAGTTATTTCAAACCATCAAGACCGATTGTTTAAATAGGTTGATCAAGGACATCAATGAATCCCATTAACTCATACACCAGCTGGCAACCCTTAGAAGAAGTCATTGTTGGCCGGGCGTACACTCCCGACTATTTTGATTTTATTGAAAATGCACAAGTACGGAACCAGCTACAACTAATTCTCTCTGAAACAGAAGAAGACTTAGGCAACTTGCAAAAGACCATTGAGACCTACGGAGCAAGGGTTCGTAGGCCCGACTTGCCCAACAAACACCACTTTCAACAAGGACAGATGCAAGGTCAAGGTGCACCACTGCCGCCACTTACCCCAAGAGACTGGCAAATCACACTGGGCAACAAACTGTTGCGTGTGTTGGCCATGCAAGAACTAGACGGGTTGTGCAAAGAATACAAACAGGCTGGTGGTACAGTGATCAACCCACATGGTCCCACAGGCTGGGATGAGAACTGTATTCTCAATCAAGCGTCAGCGTCATGCATTGTGCGTGTGGGTCGTGATGTGTTTTTTGACAACTCAGCCTTCTTGCGTCCCGATCAAACACGCTGGATAGTGGACAATGTGCTGGGACCAGAGTATCGCATACATGAAGCCATCACAGACGGTCACGGTGATGCTGTGTTTGCTATATTAAAACCGGGTGTGTTGTTGAGTAGCAAACACGATGTGAATTTAAACTTGGCAGCAGACTTTCCAGGGTGGGACGTTTGCAAGATTTGGGATAGTAGTATCTGGGCTGCCATGGAAGTTGGCAAGTTCAAGTACGAACAATCACCAGGTGCATGGTATGTGCAAGGGCAAACACCCACACCAGAGTTTACAGAGTTTGTTAACACTTACTTGACCAAGTGGACCGGATTTGTGGCCGAAACTGTGTTTGATGTCAACTGTCTGGTGTTAGACGAATCACATGTTATATTCAGTGCATACAACCGAGAAGTGTTTGACTATTGCCGCCGGCACCGGATAGAACCCATTATCAGCGAACTGCGTCACAGTTACTTTTGGGACGGTGGTATCAGTTGTTGCACACAAGACATCCGTAGACGTGGTGGCTTAGAAACTTATCTTTAAGGATGTCCGTCCCTATAAAATCTACCAGCAGTATCGTCGGGTCCCAGCACAGGAGTCAATGGCAGTTCTCCTAGCGTTCTAGGCCAAGCCAAGATACTCATCAATCCACTACTACCAAAAATATTATCAGTGTTGCCGGCAAAATTTGCAGGATTATAATTGTTGACTTGAGCCCAATAAAATCTATATCTATCTGGGCTCAACAACAAGTATATCTCTTTAAGGTCATGTGATTCATGTGCTTCGTAGTAGATCACAGGGCAATGTTGTTGTATAATTTGTTTGCAACCTTGTAGCACTTGTAATTCGTGTCCTTCTGCATCAATTTTGATAAAGTCTGGTAGGTCCAACCCAGCAGTATCTAAATCAATGGCAGTGACCGGAATTCCTGTGATGTGGTCAACAACACTGACTGCACCAAAATTGCTGATCTGCTCCGGATCATAATCTGAAATGTAACAAGTTGTCCTGCGATCGCTCACTGCATACTGCCCTAAAAACACATTGTTGAATTCCTCAGTGTTTTTTTCCAACAATGCATAGTTACCAGGATGAGGTTCGAACGCATACACACGTTTGGCTTGTGTGGCAAATGCTGTGGTATGGTATCCTATGTTGGCTCCCACATCATATACCACAGAATCATTGGTTAAAAAACTCAGGATAAAATCAATTTCGCACTGACTGTACTCTCCGTAACGTTCAAGGCTGGCACCAATCATTAGATCATTGCTGTGGTACCAAAATTCATTGCAATATCGAGTCTTTGTAGATTTTATCATGAATGTACTGTTACACCATACAGCATTTCAAAACGATCAGCATCTGCACGATCATTGACCATGGGTTCACCGCGTATGTTGAGGCTGGTGTTCAACAACATAGGACACCCGGTTTCGGCATACCAGGCTTCCAACAACTGTCGTATTCCTGATCCGTCTCTCTCCACGGTCTGCACTCTACTTGTGCCATCAACATGACATATAGCAGGATAAAGGTCAGGCTCACGGCAACTAGCGACCGACTGCATATAACTGTGAGTATGCCAGCCAGATGGCATGTCGAAGTATTCATCAGCATGTTCAGCCAGGATAACAGGCGCAAATGGTCGAAACTTTTGTCTGCGCTTGATTGCATTTACTTGGTCCTTTATTTGTGTTCCTCTCGGGTCCGCGAGTAGGCTCCGATTTCCCAAAGCTCTAGGCCCAAATTCGGCACGCCCACTAGCCACCCCAACAATACGATCGTGAAGTAAACCGCGGACAATATCAGCAACAGGATAAGTGCCAGGGATATTATGACCAAGGAACGCATTATTCCAATGCAGTCTTTGACCATGCGCAAGAGCAGCCGCCCCAAGGCTGCTGCCAGCGTCGCCGGGGCAGGGCATAATCCAAATATCATCAAAAAATCTCCCTATTCTTGTATTGGCCACGCAGTTGAGTGCAACACCACCTTGATACACAAGATTTGTTGACCAGTTGAAATCTCTGGCTCGACGCATGACATTGCCTATCAAGCGTTGTAACAATCGTTGAGCAGCAGCAGCAATGTCCACGTGATCAAGGCCGCCCATGAATGTGTCACTGACTCCGGCGTGTAAGTTTTGTTTGAACTCAATGGTACCAGCATCACTGATCAGCACTGCTTCCATGAGATCATGATAATGATCATCACCATATGCTGCCATACCCATGGTGATGTATTCTTCGTCTAGTGGGTGTAGGCCCACACGCTTAGTAATTGCACTATAAAACAGCCCCAGGCTGTGCGGATACTGTTGTCCCCACAGTTTTTTGTATCTTGCTCGTCCTTGCTTGTCATATTCTGCTCCCCAGATTGTGATTGTGTCCCACTCACCTATGGCATCTATTACCACAACTGTGGCACGATCGTATGGTGAGGTTTGAAACCCGCTGGCTGCGTGACTTAAATGATGATTGTAACAACTGTGTGATGCTGACGGGAAAAATCCTTTGAGTTGTTGTTCGAGGATTTGTTTTGTGGTCAACTTGCTCCATTCTATGCCTTGGCCGCTGTACCATTGGCGTAATTGCTTTTTCCAAGGTGTTTCGTAGTAGGCCACATGATCGATACCACCTGTGGCACAGGCATCCCATAATGAGAAGACGTCCCAGATCAAGTCTTGATGAATGTCAGCATCGTTTTTCTTTTTGCTGTAACGTTCGCTATGGCCGGCGAACAGGATATCTCCTTGACTGTTGACCACTGTGGCTGCGGCATCGTGATAGCCGGCACTGATACCTAGTATATTCATTTGTAGATAAACGGATCACGTTTGCGAAGTTCTTTTAGCTTCTTACGATAACGAATTTCTAAAGTGATTCTATCCCAAAGTCTGCGTATCCATTTCATCCTAATCTCCTTATTTGTTGTTCGGCATAATCTGGATCACTCCAGTGATATTCATATGTAGCTTCAGCATCACTTGTGCGAATTTTATGCACATCTAAGTGAGCAGAAAGTTGTTGCCAAATTTGATTGTAATCCAGTGTACCAAATGTTTTTGTTAAATTGACCTGTGCCACCTGTGGATGGCCAATTGTGAGACTACGGTCCTCAGAGTCAAATCCGTTGTTGGTCAACCATGTTCTAAATTCGGCGATTTTCTTTATTTGCCAGTGATATGCACCAGTATCTCTTGCCCATTCAATGTCAAAATCTCCAGCGGCTTCTGTTTGACTGCGTAGAGCAGTAGTTGTTAGTTCATCCACACTGCGTCCCTCATCATTGAATACTTCCCAGTGTGCTTTGCCTACTGCTTTGTTCACTCCCACATACACTCCGCCCATTTGACGATTGAGTGTATCTATTCCGAACAATTCATAATCTTCTGCGTCTAATGCAAAACGTGGTGCGTTGAGCCAACACATCAGCTGACTGGGTCTGCGCCATTCAGGTGCTTGTATTACTTTCCGCATGCTGAGCACAAGACTTTCGTATTCATGACACAACAAATTTAATTGACGTATGTGCCAACGTGTAGCGGCATCAGCTTGCTGCCAATACAGGCTCATGCGTCCCGACTGCCCTTGTAAATCTTCAAAATATCGATGCAGTTGATTCATGCGATCATGGTCAACATCCAAATTGTCTTGTATGGTGCCTGTCACTGTGAAATGATCGTCTATTGTGTAACCTAATTTGGCTGCATTGATCGATTCGATGCTGTAGTTGATTTGGTCAATCACGTGTTCAGCGTCACGTTCACTTTCAGTCCAGCCCAACCAGCAGTAGTTTTTTTCTAAATGCAAATTGTTGCGTATAATGTTGTTCAGCGCTGAGAGCCATTTGCGACTGAGACTGTTGTCCGTGACATCAATGCACAGTGTGAGATTGTCTGCACCACGCAGGTCTATTTCAATTCTATCAAGCAATGTTGTTCCACCATTCTAGCACTGCAGGACGAGTGGCAAGTATCTCTGCCATTGTGATCTTCTGTGTGCGTATGCTTTCTAATTGTAACACACGAGCTCGGCCTTTTGCAAGACCTTTTGCATATTGATCAGGCCATTGTTCTTCAAATGTTGCTCGAGTTTTTAACTGAACCAGTATGTCGCGCAATGCACCATCCACTTGGGGCACAAGTTCATCAATCCAAGGGTCCAATAACGATCTAGGTAAAGCCAGAGGACTCATTACAATGTCTGGTGAGAATGAGAATATCACTTTAGCAAGGACTTCGACTCCGTATGCTTGTGCAAGTTGTCTAATGCGTGTAACTTCGAACATTCCGGGCAGAGTGAGCGTAAAGTCAATTCGTACTTGACGTC